ACGTTGAGCAGGGGTTCACTGTCTTGTCTACAATGCCGGACTACTACAAAGCATTCCTTGGTGGCGCTATAGCTGCCAGCTTTGGTATTAAAACCTTGTCTAGCTGGGGTAGCAAATGAGAACAGAACAATTTTTCTTTGGTAACCCTTTTGAGTCAGAGTTTGACTTACCTCCCGGCTTCATGGGCGGTGTGGCTGTGCAGGAGCAAGAAGAACAAGAACAAGAGCAAACTCCTGATATTGATGCTTACTTGAATGCTTTACGAGAAGGCACAGGAGACTACACCAGCACACTACAGACAGATTTAGTAGATCAGGGGTATCTACCGGACGTTACTGTTATAGGCGAAGGCGGTGCATACGGTACGGAGTTTGACCCAGAATCCGCAATGGCTTCTGTTCCTGTAGGTTCTCTTGAAAACTATGACTTTGGTTCGTTTACCTTTGATAAAAACCTAGAAGATTTTGGTGGAACATTTGGTTACGGTAACTTAACCAATGAACAGCTACAGTCTTTCCAGAATGAACTTTTGCCTATCATGGCGAAGGAAGTTGCTAAACAACAGACAGAAGGCAGGCAGGACTATCAATCTGCGCTTATGAAAGCGTATCAGTTTAACCCTGAAGTACAAGCAATCTACGAAAAGTACGGCGTATCTCCTATACGTACTAGCGATGAGTACGGGTCTGTAAAACTGTATGACCCTTTTAGTTTTAATGAGATAACCTTAACAGACAATCGTCCCGGCTTTGATGATTATGCAAACGCTGCGATAAAAGCATTTATAGCTTATACGGCAGGACAGGCTTTGCCCGGTCTTTTTGAGACTGTTCTTCCTCAAGGTGTTTCTGTTACAGCTAGTCCAACTCTTACTGGCTTAGCCACAGCAGGAGCAGCATCAGGAACAACAGACCCTACTTTTGATTTATCAGAAGCTACTGGGGGCTATGCTGGCCCTCTTAATACGTTTGCAGCAACGCCGGGAGATTCTACAGAGACAGTTACGGAAGAAACAACAGACGATTATACTGACCCTGTTTTAGCAGCTATTGACGTAGCTGAAAGTTTACAAGAAGGTGGGCTGTTTACAACTGTTAATCCTTTAGCTGGTGCGCAGATACCAACAGTAACAACAGAAGAAGTAACAGGTGGTGGTACTTCAGCAGAAGCAGCAGAAGCACAAGCACCTACGTTTACACAGGAACAAGTAGACGCACAGATAGCTGAAGCAGTATCAGGGGCAACCCAAGGACTGCTAACACAAGAACAAGCAGACGCAGCCACACAAGCAGCCATAGATGCCTTACCTGAAGACACTACAGAGTTTAACCAAGCTGATATTGATTCAGCAGTTAGCTCCGCTGTACAAGAGGTAGAGTCAGCGTTTGCTGAAGAACGTACAGGTTTTGAGTCTACTATAGAAGGCTTAGAGCAAGAGCTTTCTGGAGAGCAACTAACAACTTTAGAATTAGAAGATACTGTTTCTGGTCTGCGCGATACTTTAAGAGTGTTAGAAGCACAAAAGCAAGAGTATATAGCGTTAGGAGAGCAGAGTTACGTTGATGCTGTAGAAGAATACCAAGAACTTTTGAAAGATGAGCTTGACACAGCAGAACAAGAATACTCAAAAGAGAAAGAAAGGCTAGAATCTCAGCTAGAAGAAGAACAACAAGAAGTTGCTGATTTAACTAATTTAGTATCTAACTTAGAAACTACTGCATCAGACTTACGAACTACACTTGAGTCAACTCAGACTGCACTACAAGAACAACAAGAAATAACACAAGCAAAAGAGTCTGACATAGAAGGCTTGACAACTTCAGTAAACACACTGACAGGTACTGTATCTACTTTAGAAACTAAAATTACTGAAGTTACCGCAGCTAAAGATAAAGCTATTGCTGATGGAGACCAAAAGCTAGCTGATGCAATGGCTAACGCAGAAGCAACATTAGAAGCTACAAAAGCTGAAGCAGAAGAAACTCTACAAAACGCTATAGCTGCTGGTGAGACTAAGGCAGCAGACGCAGTGGCGGCAGGACAAGCTGCTGTAGCGGACGCAGTAGCTGCTGGAGAAGCTGCTGTGGCTAGTGCAGTAGCTCAGGGTCAAGCAGAGGTAGCAGAAGCTACAGCGGCAGGAGAAGCCGCAGCAGAGGCCGCAGAAGCCGCAGGGCGTGAAGAAGGCTTTGGTGAAGGATTTGGCGAAGGTCTTGGAGAAGGCACTGGTGTAGGCACAGGAGTAGGATTAGCGTCAGGTTTAGCTCTTGGTATGCTAATGCCGGGACAAGTAACACGTACAATGTTTGAAGACCTAGAGTTTAAGCCTATGTACCAAGCACCTGAAGAAGTACAAAGAGCAACTATGTATCAGACACCAGAGTTTGCACCCAGTTTATTTAGGAACATAATAGGATGAGTACACAATACTTAACATTAGTGAACAGCGTACTTAGACGCTTACGTGAAGATGAAGTGTCGGCAGTAGCTAACACAGCGTACTCTAAGATGGTAGGTGACTTTGTAAACGATGCAAAGACACAGGTAGAAAACGCACATGATTGGTCTGCACTTAGGACTACAGTAGTTGTCACAACATCGTCAGGAACTTCAGAATATAGCTTGACAAACGCTGGAGAACGTGTTAAAATATACAGTGTCATTAACGACACCTCTAATTTCTTTGTTACCTATCAAACACCAACATGGGTAAATAATGCAGTATACAACGCTGGGTCTACTAGCGGTGCACCGTCATACTTTACTTACTCAGGTGTAGATAGTTCACAAGATACACAAGTTACATTGTACCCTACACCGGACGGTACATACTCTTTACGTTTTGACTTAATAGCGAGGGAAAGCGCACTAAGCAATGACACAGATACGACTGCAGTGCCTTCTAATCCTATCGTTCACCTTGCAGTTGCTTTACTGGCAAGAGAGCGCGGAGAGACAGGCGGCACGACTGCACAAGATTACTTCCTCATTGCAGACCGTCATTTATCAGACGAGATTGCGCTAGACGCATATAAGAACCCTGAAGAATTTATCTATAGAGTCCCATAATGGCGCAACAAAGACAAAGCATATACGTAGGCGCGCCGGGGTTTCGTGGGTTAAACACTCAGGATTCTCCTGTTAACCAAGATTCGTCCTTTGCATCTATTGCAGAGAATGCTGTCATTGATAAGTTTGGTAGGATTGGTGCTAGACAGGGTATAGATAAAATTACTAGCTCAACTACTGCTTTAGGCTCTAGTGCTGGTATAGAAACTATCTTTGAGTTTACTAAACGCGACGGTAACATTGTCGTTTTTTCTACAGGTAACAATAAGATATTCACAGGTACTACCACGTTAACTGACGCTACAAACAGTATGACAGTCAGTGCAAACAACTGGAAGATTGTATCATTCAATGGTGACGCTTATTTCTTTCAGAGAGGACACGACGCACTAGAATACACTACAAGCGCAGGGACTATAGGAGTGCTGTCTTCAGACGCTCCTGACGCAAATGAGGCTTGTGCAGCCTTTGGTCGTCTATGGGCAGGAGATGTAACAGGTAATAAATATACTCTGTTTTTTTCAGATACATTAGACGGTGACGATTGGACAGGAGGTACGTCAGGCTCTTTAGACCTAACTACAGTCTGGCCTACAGGCTTTGATGAAATTGTAGCTATTAGAGAGTTTAACAACTTTTTAGTTATCTTTGGTAAGCAAAGCATTCTACTGTACTCAGGCGCATCTGCTCCTTCAAGCATGGTGTTGTCTGATGTTATTACAGGCATTGGCTGCATAGCCAGAGATAGCGTACAGGACACAGGAACAGACCTGATATTTTTATCCGACTCAGGTGTGCGTAGCTTAGGTAGGACTATCCAAGAGAAGTCTAACCCTATTGGTAATGTGTCTAAAAATGTACGGGATGATATAATCTACTACACAGGCGCAGAGACAGGTAACATTAAGTCAGTATACAGCCCAGAACATGCTTTTTACTTATTGTTTTATCCTTCCAGTTCTATTGTGTATTGCTTTGATATGAGAGGTACGCTAGAGGACGGAAGCAACCGTGTAACAACTTGGCCCTCCACTAAAATCTTTTGTGGAACTATAGCGTCAAATGGAACTGTGTACTTAGGCACAGCAAAGGGCATAAATCA